ATGCTGCCGCCTACGAATACGCCAAGAACTTCCTGCCGCCCGACGGCAAGATGGTCGCGGTCAAGATCAACCCCGCCCATGTGGTTTCGGTGCCCGCTGACTACGGCAACCAGAAGCTGCGCTGCTGCTCCTACACCGTGATGTTCGAGGTGCCGGGCGCCGCTGACATCTTCAAGAACAAGTCCTACATGGAGTCGGCCGGCGAGCCGCTGCCCGACACCGGGGAGCGTTCCTACTTCTGGGGCGACGTCTTCGACGAGGACGACGGCGACATCTAACGCCGCCTAGGTGGGGGAGGGCTTCGGCTCTCCCCCTTTACTGCTTCAATGGAGTTCGGATATGTCTGATGAACTTAGTGCAAGTGATGCTCCTGCTCATGTTGCTACTTCTCCTTTAGAAAAGCTTACGCGCGCTCAGGTTTTTGCCCGTGATCCCGAGGCGCTGTCCGACACTGACCTCGCCTTCGCCATCGAGGAACTCAAGAAGATCAACCAGCGGAACCGCAAGGCCCGTGCTGACGACGCCTTCCTTGCCGAGACCGCAACCAAGATGAAGAAGGCGAACACCGCAACCCGCAAGAAGAAGGGAGCCGCCGTCATGGCCGACGACATTCTGGACGTAAAGCTGTGACCCTGAAGTTGGAGAAACATCATGAGTACTGACAACGATGACGAGGTGCTGACGCAAAGCGATCTCTTTGAAGATCGCCGGTTTGCACAGTATGACTTGTTAAACCCGGAAATCTGGAATCTGTTTGTTCGCTTTACCTTCGACGCGATTAATGCCGGACACCGTAACTATTCGGCAGATGCGGTGCTGCACCGTGTGCGTTGGGAAACGTCGGTGGCATCGAAGGGCGCTGAGTTCAAGTGCAACAATAATTGGACTGCGTTCTATGCCCGGAAGTTTCACAAGCTCTACCCGCAGCACAAGGGTTTCTTCAGGCTTCGTGTGTCCAAGGCAGACGAGATGCGTCATGACTGACATCGTGGAGAACCGCGAATGAAGCTGACGAATAAGAATGGGATGCCCGAGCCGCTGGTCGTGGCAGTAGGGAATGATTCCTATACGAAGGGTGATGCGGATATCTCGGTCACCGAGTTGCTGACGCCGCCTCAGTTGCGACAGCTTCGCATCAAGCATGACCATGAGCTTGAGGAGGATGTGACGGATAGGATTTGGTCCCTGCTTGGGCAGGGCGTCCATCACATCATCGAGCGGGCCGGCTTGGGTTTGCCTGCCTCGCTGAATGAGGCGACCGTCTACTCCGTCTATGATGGGTGGAAGGTGAAGGGCCAGATCGACCACGTTGCCCTCGACAACGGCACGCTGTTCGACTTCAAGGTCACCTCAGTTGCCAAGGTGCGGGGCGGTATCCCGGCCCGTGAGTGGGTGCAGCAGACCAATATCTATCGGCGCCTGCTCTCCCGTGAGAAGGGGCTGGAGATCGGGGGCATCGCAGTCATCGCCATCCTGCGTGACTGGTCCCGCAACCAGCTTGCGAGCAACACTAACTATCCGCCTGCCCCTGCCATGCGCTTCGACATTCCGTTGTGGAGTGCCGAGGAAGCCGATGCTTTCATTGCGCGGCGCATTGGTATGCATCAGACGGAAGTGCCCGATCCCTGCACCGAGGAAGAGGTTTGGGCGCGGCCCGAACGCTTCGCAGTGATGAAGGGCACCAACAAGCGTGCCATCCGTGTCTACGATAACGAAGAGGATGCGCAGATGCTTGCCTCCGTTACCAAGGATGCGTATGTAGAGGTGCGCCCCGGCATGGCAGTTCGCTGCCAGTCGTGGTGCCCGGTGGCTAGGTTCTGTCCGCAGTGGCAGGCCGACCCCCGTCGCAAGATCAGTGAAGACATCATGGAGACCATGTTCAATGCCTAAGATCACCGCAACCACCCCGCCTCCCCGCATCCTCATCTGTGGCGAGCCTGCCTCCGGCAAGACCGGCGCGCTCGCCCAGCTTGCCAACGCCGGCTACCGGCTGATGATCCACGACTTCGACCAGAACACGCGGGTCATTTCGTCTTACCTCAACAGCAATGCGGCTGACGTTTACGTCTCGACCTACGCCGCCGCCAAGATCACCAGCACCAACCTGTTCTCCGGTGCGACCGGGCAGGCGTCGAAGCAGGCGCTCGAAGAACTGCGGCGCTTCTGCAAGATGCTCGAACACTGGAAGGTGCCGGGCGGCGAGGACCTTGGTCAGTCGTCGGGCTGGACCGCAAAGGATGTGGTCATCATCGACAGCGGCACCTTCCTTGGCGACCTGCTCCTGCTCGCTGCGCATGAGGACCCGGAGACGAAGCGTGATCTGCGCTCGCTCTACAACGTGGCTGGCCGCTACTACAGCGCCATCCTCGATCACCTCACCGGCAACAAGATGGGTGCCTCCGTCATTGTGCTGACGCACATCATGCAGATCGGCGACAAGGACGATCAGGGCAAGATCATCAGCAACGCCCGTGACATCCCGGTCGGCGTCGGCGAGAAGTTCTCGAAGAAGATGCAGACCTACTTCTCCGACATCTGGCACCTTGAAGTGGGGCGTGACGGCAAGCGCACCTTCAAGACGTCGGCCACCAACAAGGCCGCATTGCGTTCGAGCGCGCCTAATGTTATCAAGGGTGTCGAGGAGTTCGACCTCGCCTCTATGATGAACCGTCTCACCGGGAGCAAGTGACATGCACTGCTTGTTGATTTTTATGACGTGTGACCCGCGTCCGTTTAATTACATTTACCTCAACGTCGGTTCTGTCCATAGCATTGGCCCGTCGAAGGACCATAAGGGCAAGGCCGTCGTTGCATATGGCTGCGGGCAGAGCGTCGTTGTGGACTGCTCGCCTGAAGAGGTTGCGGATAGGCTCGGCATGATTTACGAGCCGCACCCCGAAATGTGAAATTTCCGGGCAGGACTTGACGGGGTGGCAGCCCGGATGTATATGCCGCCTCGTCCTTAGCGGACACAACCTGTGGAGAACAGTTATGGCTGACCTTTTTGATACCGTGATCGAGAACACCGCCTCCGAGCGCCCCGCCTTCCGTCAGGCGCCGGCCGGTGACTACATTGCCACTGTGCGTGCGGCCAAGATTGTGAAGGCCAACTCCGGCACGCAGGGCATCGAGCTTGAGTTCACGCTGCTCGACGCCATGCACGACAACGACATGACGGGGGTTGACCTGTCGAAGTGCCGCCTGCGTGATACGCAGTGGGTGTCTGAGAAGACCCTGCCGTATGTGCAGGAGCGCCTGTCTCGCATCGCCCCGGAGACGGTGGGCAACAGCATCCGCGATGCCCTCGACATCCTGCCGGGCAACGAGGTTGTCGTGAACCTGTCGCACGAGACGCAGAACCGTGATGGCACGCCGCTCAACACGCCGCGCCTCAAGGTCGACCGCTACTACTCGGTCGAGTGGTACATGGCCAACAAGAAGGCCGCCTAATCTAGCGGCTATGTTTCCTGTGGTGTGAAACTCAGGGGGAGTGGGCAGCAGCCTGCTCCCCTCTTTTCATTGGAGACAACGATGTACAACCGCAAGACCCGTGAACACATCCAGCCAGTGTTGGACTTCCTCGAACAAGAGAACCTGCCCTACGAACTTGGTCACTGCACCAAGCACGGCACGCTTATCGTCACCGTCAATGGACGCGAACTCCGGTTCACGTTCTCGCGGTCACCGTCTGACGGTCGGTCCACCCTCAACTTCAAGGCTCAAGTCAAGCGTGCCATTCAGCGTCACCGCGAAAACATCAGCAGCAAGGAGACCGTATGATGCGCGTCCTCGTCGCCTGCGAATACAGCGGCACTGTCCGCGATGCCTTCCGCGCCCTAGGACATGATGCCTGGTCTTGTGATCTTCTTCCTACTGAGAGGCCCGGCCCTCACCACCACGGCAGCGTGATGGACATCCTCGACGACGGCTGGGACCTGATGATTGCCCATCCGCCCTGCACCCACCTCGCCGTTTCCGGCGCCCGCTGGTTCAAGGACAAGCGGGTCGAGCAGGGCATGGCTCTGAACTTTGTGCGCGTCTTGATGGATGCACGTATTCCTCGCATCGCCATCGAGAACCCGATCAGCATCATCAGCAGCCGCATCCGCAAGCCTGACCAGATCATCCAGCCTTGGCAGTTTGGCCACGGCGAGACCAAGGCAACGTGTCTGTGGCTGAAGAACCTGCCTCTGCTCAAGCCCACTAACATCGTCGAGGGGCGTGAAGCTCGCATCCACAAGATGCCGCCCTCGAAGGATCGGTGGAAGCTGCGCAGCACCACCTACGCCGGCATCGCTGCGGCGATGGCAGAGCAGTGGGGCGGCCATGCAGATTGATGTCTATGCCACTGACACGGTGACGGCGCACGATCTCCGGCGCCGCATCACCAACGAACTGGCGGCG